AAGTTAAATAATCTACACCTTCTTTAAAATAAGATTTTATTGTTTTAGCAGCTTTACCTGTAGCTTTTACAATTTCATTTTGAGTTGGAAGTCTATTTAAATTTTTTGTAAGCGCCGTTACTGTTTCTTTCATTGCCTTAACAGCAGCACCACCTAAAACAAAATTAGTTCTTTCTTCAGCAACGACTGCATCCGTCATAAACTCTCTGTTTCTATTTCTACCAGTTCGTAAATATTGATTTAATTCTTTTGTTTCTCTAGGACCGAACTTCATTATTCTCCTAACATATAACCGATACCGCCACCTGCTTTTTTAACTCTGTCTTCAATAACTTCTATGATGTCATCCTCAATGCCACCCGTCTCATCCATTCTTCCAGGTTTGTAATAAATCTCTTTACCATCTTTTTTAATTATATAGCTTCCGTCCATTATATCTTCTTCAACTTCTACTTTTCCTAATTTCTTTTTAGTAACCATCTCTTTTACTTTTCTGCCTGTTACAGAAATTAATTTACCTGCGGACATAACTGTGTCTACAAGTTTAGCTAACGCTGGTCCTGTAATCTCTGCAGCTTTTGTAACAACAGGTGCTGCTACTTTACTAACTTTACCTAATCCAAAAGGTAATAGTGATGCAAGTCCTGCAGCTGCTTTCATAAAAGTTCTTCTACCAGGTTTCTCTGGTCCGTCCTTGTAACCAATACGTCCACCCTCTGCAAAAAGTCCAAAGCCACCAGATCCCGAAAGTAGATTCAAACCCTCTGCTAATCCTATCTCACCGTATAAAATTCCTTCTAATTGATTTGTAAATTTATTTTCACTACCAAAAGGTTTTATTGATTTTAAAAATCTAGCAACTTTACCTTCTTTTAAACCAACACGCATAATACCACCCTCTGCTTTTTTAGAATAATCTTTGGTAGGGTTTCTTGGATTAAAAGGTTTACCCTGATCATCAAACTGCATCTTCTCAACTGTGCTGTCAAACACCTCATCTTTTTTTCCAACAGGTTTACTTGGTTTAAAAATATTATTTATTTGTTTTTGCATCATGGTATTTATTTTACCAAATTCATTTTTTGCAAACTGTTCGATAGCTTCTTTAGACATACCTTGATTTGCAAGAGATCTGGCCGCAGCTAAAAATCTTAAAAATGGATTCATTAATAATAGTTCCTTTTACGTTGTTCGACTTTTTGGTCGATGTAGTCTTCAGGGTGTCCGATTAGACCGCCCTGTCTGAATCGCATGATGGCTTGTGTAGTTGAGTCCACAAGATCGTCATGATCACCATAAGGAAACGCAGCGCATTCTTCAATGACTTCTTCTGCGAATTTCTGCTCAGGCGCATATATCATACCAGATTCAAATAAAGGTGCAACAGCATTTACACGTGCGTGCTTATCGTTTCCTTTTGACGGACTAAAGTTTACCACCGGTATATCCATCTTTCTTAACTCGTAGGTTAATGGCAGACCTGATGCTTTTGCCTCAACGATGACTGTTTCAGGCTTCCAATACTCATACTGTTCAAGGGCTTTACGCCGTAGTTCTGGGAACTCATACCTGCCTTTGACTGCATCTAATAATATCAAACTAGCTGGAGAATCTTCTGATGGATAAAAGATTCCCCAGGTTGTTATAGCACTGTAATCAGCTGTCTCCTTTTTTAAAAATGCGGTATCGTAAGATTGTATAACATGTTGTAGTTGTGGTATTTCTTCATCAGTATATTTCATCCACCACTCACGTTTTAATATTGCTCCCTCTTCAGCTGTTGGATTTTGCATCCACTGTGCATTCCATTTACCCGTGGGCAGTGTTGCTTGAACCTTTTCTAATTCATCTAACTTCCAATACTCCGGCCAAACAGGTTTAGCTGACTTTGATCCATGGTCCATGATTGCTGGAAACTCGACCACGTGCCATTGATCAGCTTTAGGTTCCGATTGGTTCTTAACCAACATCCCTGTTAAATCTTTTGTTGTCCAACGCGTCATGACTAAAACTATTTTACCACCAGGTTGTAAACGTTGTCGTGGTCCTGATGTATACCACTCGTAAGCAGACTCCATCGCTGTAGGAGATAATGCATCTTGTTCAGAATGTGGATCGTCAATGATTAATAAATCTGCACCACGTCCAGTGATTGCACCACCCACACCAGCTGCGAAATATTCACCACCGTCAGATGTCTCCCATCGTCCTGCTGCTTTAGAATCTTCTTGTAATCTTGTTTTAAAAATTTTGTGATAATTATCTGAGTCGATAAGATTTTTAGCCTTACGACCAAATCGTATTGCGAGCTCTGCCGTGTGTGTTGCTTGAATAATCTTGAGCTTTGGATCACGGCCCACCATCCATGCTGGTAGCAAATAAGATGCAAATTCAGATTTTGTATGTCTAGGCGGCATATTAATAATTAACCGGTTTATTTCACCCGACGCTAATTTATTAAATTTATCTGCAATGTGTCTGTGGTGGGACCCCTCTACAAAATCAGGCCACACACATTTGACAAAAGACAAGAAATCATTCTTAGCTTTATTCTGTATCTTTTTTTCAGCAAGCAGAAGTTGCATCTGCTTGAAGGTCTTACGAACATCTGCAGGTAATTTTTCTATATTTACCTTATTCAAGTCCATGGTACCAATAAGTTTTCAGTATACACGAATGTGTAAATTAAGCAATACAACCTAGAGTAGTGGGACCCCTTTTTGCAAAAAGGGGGGATAGGGTCAAAGTTTATTTGGATTTTTGGATTTGGTTCGGGACCCCTGGCCCGTAGGGCCAGGGGAAGAGAGTTAATCTAGTAAGACCATGTAGGCTTTGGCATTGTGTTTCATAAACCAATCTAAATGCTTTCGCATTGTGTTCCAATGTTTACTTGCACCATAGCCTAATTGTTTATCTTCTACTGTTGCCATGATCTCAGCTAGGAAGATTGCATCGTGTCTTGATGCCTCTTCTTTTGTTAGCATAACAGACTCACCGTTGAATCTGTTCTTTCTTTCGTACGTTCTTTCTGTTTTAGTCATGTCCTATATTCTCATGGATTAGAGGTATTGTCAACCTCTTTTATTACTTTTGTTTTATAGTCATTGCCAGACCAATCTTGTCTGGTTTCTACAACTACATCTATCGGTGTTTCAAGAGCCTCGGTCCTTGGGTATAGATTAATAAACTCAGCCCAATGTTCATGCATAAATTCATTCCAACAACCTTGACTACAAAAGTTAGACCAGACATTGTTCGCGTTCCATTGGTTTTGAGCAATCTTTCTGGTCCTCAAAACCTTAGAACCTTTAACACCTCTTATTCTGTCCTGTGTGTGATGTTTATGGCATTTCGGACCATGGCACCAATTATAATCACTCATAATGTGGCAACCCCCCAAACATTGAAACAACACCGGCAAAAGAAATTAGTATTCCCATTAGTGCATGATCGTTTGAATGTACAAAAACAATTACTCCCAATAGTGCTAGTGCGAAACCAACTAACACCATTATTAATCTTGCAATCAGTTCCATTAGTGCCTCACTTTCCAACTGCCACTTGCAGTCCTGTATCCATGTGCGTCCATATCATAATAGACATAATACGCAGTCCCATTTTTGGCAACTCCATAACGAGATTTCTCATCATGTTTGCCTTGTCTTGTTATGTGCTTCTTATGTTTAGAAGCCCAATAAGTTATATAAAATGTTTTAGTCATATTTCTTTCTCTCTTTCTGGGACTATCCTATATTATAGAATAGTCCCTGTCAAGTGTTAATTTACAGATTGTTGCATTTGTTTTCTTGCAATAGCAATCTTTTGATCTCTAGTTAAGACCTCTTTATCTTCCAATAAACTCGCAAGATTATCTGGACTATAAATTGATAAAGCTAAACTAGAACTTTCATTCAACATTGTTTCATTTAAAACAACTCCTACTTTATCTGCAAGTGCTTTTGCTTGGTCAAAAGTACGATAAGATTTTAAACCTAATCTCAAAGTTTTCATTTTGCCCTCAACATAACTATACATTTGTTCATGTTCTTTAATTACATTGTCAGCACTAGCACGATACATCTTAAAGAAATTCATAGTATTCTCATCAACTTTGAATTGTCTTGATCTGCAATAAGATGTTCCAATTACCCAAAGTTTAAAATCTTCTTCCCATTTTGCTTTAGGTGTAATTACAGATTTATCATCATTTGAAGATGTACTAAAACCCAAAAATTTATTTACTGCGCTTTCATCATTGTAGTATTTTGGGTTTCTTTTTGAGTAGTCATTATCAATAGACAAATGAAAATCTGGGTTAAGACCTTTTGCTTTCATATCATCACGATAATATGCTCTTGCAAATTTTCTACCCATGTCAAATCTAACATTGACCTCATCATCTGCTTGATACTCTTTACCCTCATCATCAACTTTAGTTATTGGCATTGTAATATTAAAACAATTATCATGGTATAAATCGCCACCACTAGAAGAATATTTACTAATCATTCTTCTAATTGTATCAACATCTTCCTGTGGTTGATGAAACCTTACAACTTTATCAATCGCAACTTTTGCTTTATCTCGCATAAGGTCATATTGTTCTTTTGCTTGTACCAATTTATCTTTTACTTTATCTTCGTAAAAAGATTGAAATTGATCTGCAATAACTTTTCGCTTATCTGCGTTAAGTGTTATTTTTTTTGTAGTCATATTTATTTCTCCTATATTTAATTAATTTGAAATTAACACTTGACAATAGGATAGTCAAGTATTATATTGGATATAGTTTCTATCTGTGGTGTAAAGTAGATTGAAAGAGATCCAAACACACGCACAGCTAGAACTGATCCCTGGACATATGGACCTGGATACAGGCCTAAGCCCTGGTGCACCGGTAAACAATTGCCGCTGGGCTTCAACCCATGTGTCCTGGGATCAGTTAAGTTGCAAATTGCTGATAGGGAAATAGTGTAGGAACTGTGCGGGTAGCTGGTACTCCAGGGTACTCTGAGACAACTCAAACTGACGGAGGTTGAACAGTCCGCAATCACCTGCTGATCCCTGGTCCATTAACCAATGTAATGGAAGAGCCCGCAGTGGAATTACCTCTGCTTGATGGACCAGGGATCAGTAGAAAATCGGACCCTGGGACCTGCTGATTAGGGCCAGTGAGAAATACATACTAGTTATTAAACTCACTGGGCCGCAAAAAATTATGAAAGAAAAAATTTTAATTAATCATTGGCGCTGGCTCGAGAGTCAAGGCCCAAGCTACAAGCAGCAAGCTACAAGCTGCAAGCGTCAAGCCGCAAGCTTGACAAGAAAGTATTATAATGATATCCAGGAAGTTAAAGGAGAAAGATTATGCAAACAAAAGAAGCTTTAAAAATTATAGGCGGCAGCCTAAGCAAACCGTCGAAGATGCCGGGCTGGTCAATAGGTTTACCTGCCAAAGAATGCAAAACTGGCGGCAAGCTCCAAGCGGTCCCTGGTTCAGTGTGTTATGACTGTTACGCGCTCAAAGGTTGTTACGTGTTCAAGGTTGTTCAGGATGCACAGTATCGAAGACTCAAGGCTATCAAGGACCCGCAATGGGTCACCGCAATGGCTCACCTGATCAACAGTAAGAAGCCCGACGTGTTTCGATGGCACGATTCAGGCGATGTCCAGGATCTAGATCACTTAAACAAAATTTATGAAGTCTGCAGGTTAACACCTTCTAAGCGTCACTGGTTACCGACTCGTGAAGCATGGATCAAGGATCACCTGACAGCAAAGCCTAACAATTTAGTCATACGTTTCAGCGCGCCGATGGTGAACCAAACGGCGCCTGCTTCGTGGCCTAACTCTTCAGAAGTTGTTACAGCTAACGCTACCTGTCCAGCTGCAAAACAAGACAATGAATGCAGAGACTGCCGGGCATGCTGGGACAGCAACATTAAAACTATTAAATACGGAAAACATTGAAATGTTTCGACATCCAAACTATTATAAAGAATTACGAAAGCTACGTAATAAACTGGACCAGGCCATTAGCTCTGAGAGTGGGACGCCGCCAAATGAGCGTGCGACTGGTCCGGGCCCCAAGCATCAAGCTGCAAGCGCCAAGCTTCAAGCGCCAAGCGAATCAAGCAACAAGCCACAAGCGTCAAGCCCTTTGGCCAAAGGCTCAAGCGCCAAGCCACAAGCTTCAAGCGCCAAGATCCCTGAACCAGGAAACAAATAATACTCAACATGTTTCGAGGACCTTGGATCAAGGGTCTCTACCAAGATAAAACTATTACGTGGATGCTTCACATGGAAGGCAATTTGATGTGGAGAAAACTTAACCTTGTTACTCTTCGTAACTTTTAATTCGATAGTGAAAAAGTTGCCAGAATTATTATAAGCCAATAGATCGGGAGTACCGTGTAAGCTATTATTTTCAAGTCTAATAAGTGAAATGTTGGTGAAATATTTCTTAATTTTTTGATACAATTTACGCTCTGGTCCCATGCATTTTTCAAGGTTACTCCTGTGTTCAAATCTTAATAATCTTTTACGTAACCAGGAGGTAAAATTAGTTTTTCTTCTCTGTTTGGTTTTAAAACGACACGCAAGGAATTATCCAGAGGATTATTACTTTGGTGAACTTCAATCCGTTTGATCTCCTCTAAGTAACCTTTACGAGTCATGATATATATTTTTGCATCACTGACTGCATTACCTCTACGACCTTGCTGTCCTTCAGTAAACTTTTCTAAATACTCTTGCAGGTGTTTGACGTACATTATTTAACCACCTGACTACTTAAATCTTCTATCACTTTTTTATAGCCGTGCAATAAATTTTCTAATCTTATACACTCTGACTTATATTTTTTTAAGTCTTGTATTTCTGCTCGCAACATTTTAATTAACTGCTCATAGCCTTCGTTGTCTTTCATATTGACTTTATAACCATGTTACCTTAAATTGTCAATCATGGGATTACCAAAAAGACTTACAGAGATGCAACAAAGGTTTGCTGAATTTTTAGTATTCGGCGGACCTGACGGACCAATGACACAGACAGAGGCAGCGCTTGCTGCTGGATACAGTCCTAAACGTGCAAGACAGGAAGGATCAGAACTAACAAACCCAAGACACTCACCACTTGTTGTAAAGTATATCGGTGAACTGAAAGAAGAAAGACTTAGAAAACATGAAGTTACCTACGAAGGACATGTAGCAGAACTTGCAAGACTCAGAGAAGCCGCTTTAAAAAAAGGATCGTTTTCTTCTGCAGTGAATGCGGAAGCAAACAGAGGAAAAGCAGCAGGACTATACATAGATAGAAAAATAATAAAAACAGGAAAACTAGAGGACATGTCAGAACAAGAGTTAGAAGCAAAAATGAAACAACTTTTAACCGATTACGGACAGATAATTGATGTAACTCCATCTAAAGTTTCTGAATCTTCTTTACCCAAGCCCGAGGAATCATCGTCCGATCCCCAAACGTAATTTCGTTATCATCTTTATCGTAAGATGCAAATAGTTTTACGGACTTATCATCTTTAGAATACAACCAGCCTTCATTTACTGGTCGTGCTAGTTTCATTTTATCAAACTCTTTGTCGGTAGCCCAGCCAGAGTCACTGACACAATCAATCCACTCCACTCTGACTCTCGGATAAGGTATATCGGGAGCCCCATCAGTTGCAATTCTTTTTCGTCTTTTCCTAGGCATAATTTGTTATAATACAACTCTGCGAAGGTATACAGTGAATTTTGTATCCAAGGACAAAAAAGTTTTCGTTTTTCTGATTTACCCCTCGCAACCTTCGCAAGTCAATAAATATGCGGATTCTAGCCTTCGCAGAACCTTCGCGGAACCCTCGCAGAATGACCCCGTAC